GGTCGCTTTCCGGCAGCGGGAGCGGGGGGCACGTCGCCCGCTGGTTCGCCTGCAGCGGGGGCGGCGGCGGCGGGGGCGGCCGGCTGGTCGGCGGCGGGTCCCGCGTTGCTGGCACGCCAGTGGCGCAAGACGTCGCCGCCAAGACGCAGATCGCGAAGGTCAGGGCGAGCTTCGGCAAGCGCGTCCAGGGCCGCGTCCTGGCGTTGCTGGAATTGGCGGATCCCTTCACGGTCTTTCTCCAGTTGCTGGGCGATGGCGTCCATGCGCTCGGTCGCCTGGTCGTAGGCCAACGCGCCATCCACGGCGTGCTGGCGCAGCTCGGTCGCGGTGTTCTTGAGGGCATTGATGAAGTCGCGGTCATCCTTCTGCCGCTGCGCCAGCTCCGCGTTCTGCGCAATGGCGGTGCGCCCCTCATGCCAGGCATTGCCGGCCCAGAGTCCGACCGCCAGCGCCAGCACCGCCAGCAACAATGAAATGCGCCAGCCCAGCATCAGCACACCGCCTTGCCGGGCCAGCCAGCGGCGAGATAGGCGGGCTCCAGCACCAGCAGGATCCGCCGCGGATAGTCGATGTTCTGGTGGTGGTTGGACGGGCTGCGCGTGCGGTATTTCTCGACGCTGCGCCAGTCGTTCGGGTTGCCCTTGTTGGCCACGGTCAGGCCGCGATCGCGCAGCAGCCACTGCTCGCCGCCGTTGTAGCCGCGCAGGGCGAAGTTCCAGCGGGTGCATTCGGTCAGCCGGGTGAACCCGATCGGCTGGACGCGATCCAGCAGCCACTTGTCGTAGAGCGCCGCGGCCAGCACGGCCTGCATGGGATCCCACGGGTCGAACTGGCCCAGCTGCTGCGGGAACTGCTGCGCCATCCACCGCGCCGTCGCCGGCATGAACTGGGCAAGGCCCTGGGCGCCAACGCCAGGGGACTGGGCGCGTGGCCGCCAGGCGCTCTCCTGGTGCAGCTGGGCTGCCAGTCGAGCCGGGGAGGCATCCACGCCCCAGACGTCCGCCGCCACCTGCTCGACGCGGTGGCGATATAGCGCGCTGGCGTCGGGGATTGCGACGCGGCCCTGGGCCAGAACCGGCGCGGCCAACGCCGACGCCGCCAGCGCGAAGAGGATCAGCAGCAGCAAGCGCATGGCGCCCCTCACCCGATCAGCCCGGCGCCGATGATGGCCGCGGCGATCAGCGTGGCCCGCCGTGTCTGCGCCATCGTCCGCTCGATCCCGTCCAGATAGCGCGGATCAGCGCCGCGGAAGGCGCCCCAGTCCACGAAGTAGCCGATGGCCGCAGCCCCCAGCAGCTTGGACATGAACCAGACGTAGGTGCCGAACTTGGCCGGGTTCAGCGCAACCACGATCAGCATCAGCGCCAGCGACAGCACCAGCCACAGCCAGGCATGGCCGATGCGGTCCAGCATCGTGGTCACGGGCTGGATGCGACGCTGCAGCTTGTCGATCAGAGATTCGTTCATAAGTCCCTCGGGAGAGGCCGGCGGCAACCGAGGGGGTAGTCGGTTGCCGCCGGCGATGCAGGACCGCCGTGCCTGCATGAGGGACATTGCGCGCGCGCGGGGCGGCGCTGGGACTGACGCGCGTCAGTAAAAAGCCCCGCACTTGGCGGGGCTTGAAGGGGGCAGCTGCTGCGCGCGGCTATTTCAACATCTGGACGTCGTTGATGGACAAGCCGAACACGCCACGCTCATCCACCCAGCAGATTGCTGTGGCGTCGAGCATCGCACCGAACCCATTCTGGAGTCGGAGGCCGTCGCCATGATCCCAACGGACGAGGTAGTGGCCGTCGGATTTACCTGGGGCCCACGCCGCCACTTTCGGGGCCGGAATCTCGGCGCTCGTCGGATTCTTTACCGCCTGCTTCAGCGCCTCGAAACAAAGCGCCTCTGCACGCTGTTCTGGAGACTGCTTGCAGCCAACCAACAGCGCGACGGATAAACCCACAACGACCAAGCCGGCGATCTTCATCATTCCCCCAGTGGCAACTGAAGCTGGATCTTGCGGCGGTGCAGCGCGTACTGCTGCCGGACGATGCGCCATACATGGCGCTCAGTAAGGTCGAACTCGTCGGCCAGGGTGCCGATGTTATCGCGTCGCGCGCGGCGGTAGATCTCGGCATCCCGCAGCGCCGTGGTCAGTGCGTCGCCGCGCGGCAAGTACCACTGCCGGCCGCCACGGTAGTCCGCCAAGGCCACCATCCCAGTCCTGGCGAGGGCGAAAGCCGCCTCGTCCGAATAGCCGGCGCGGTGGTAGGCCGACTCCAGCACCTCGATGGCGTTCACCAGCTCCTTCGGCCACCGCTCCTTCGGCAAATCGTCCAGATTGGCGCCCAGCAGGCCTTCCGGGTCGATCGGCAGGTCGGGCATCAGCTCTTGTTGGGTCACGTCGTTCTCCCATACTTCTCGCGCGCTTTGGCGCGCTCCATCTCCGCCTGCTCCTGCGACATCGTGCCCACGTGAACCTGCTGGGCGATGTAGGCCAAGGCGTTCTGCAACTTGGATTCAACCGGGGCCGAAACGGGCTTTTCCGACCCTTCCCGTAGGTGTTTTCCGACCCGCGCATCAGCCTCCCGCTGACGCTCGGCCGCGGCGTCCACCGAGTCGGCCAGCCCGTACACAACCGCGCGCAGGTAGCCGTGCGATTCCAGCGGCAGGGACAGCCGGTCGCGCTGGGCGAGCATCTGCTCGATTCCTTGCGCCCACATCGACGGCGACGCCGGCCGGCGCACGCCGCTGCGCTCGTCCTTGCAGACTGTGCCGGCGGCCACCAACGCCACCACCTCGCGCGCCAGCTTCACCGCGCGGGCGGTGCGCAGGCCGGTCTTCGGCGGCTTGAACAGCCGGAGGTAGGCCAGCACCGCGCGGCCGCACTCCGGCGGCAGCTCGGCGGTGACGGCCGCCAAGCGCTTGCCGTCGTCGTCGGCGAAGAACGCCTCGATTTCCGCTTGGAAAGCGCAGTGGGGGCAAGTGGCGAAGCTCAACGGTATCCTCCCGCATAGGCAGCCGGGACACAAAGATGCGAATCCGCACGTACCCACGCGAAATCAATTGGCGCTTCATTTTTGCTACGGCGCTGGTCGTTGCATTCATTGCTGGGGGGTTGAGCCTGCTTGGCATCACCCAGCTCCTGGATGCAGGAACGATCACCAATTTGATCGGCTCCGCTATTGGCGCAGTGGCCGCCGTGCTCTCTGTGGTGATCGCTGTTGACTATGCGACCAGGCGCGATCAACGGCAGTTGGCGTACTACCTGAACTCGACCAGCTGCGACCTTTGGAACTACCTCTTTGTGCTGAAGCAGACACTTGCCGAGATCCGGGGCCGCGGGGAACCCGTGTCGAGCATCGATGCAGTGCGCATCGCGCTTGCAGCGACCGAAGCTGAGAAGGCGGTGTCTCGCGTGCAGAGAAACCTCGACCGCGCCGCAAGCAACTTTTTCCGCTTGGATTACCTTCGCGTAGCGGCTCTTACGCAGCTCGAGGTGTTGATCGAGAACGCGCCTCGAAAACTCAAGCGGATTGAGAAATGGGCCGTTGGACAGGACGGTCAAGAGCTTTTGCCGACAAAGTTCCAAGATGACGTTGAGCACATGCTCAGCACGAACGTCGACGTTAACCAGCTTTTTGGCGACTAGGTTCTTCACTTTGAGCTGCCTATTTCATTCCTACGCTTCGCATCCATTTGCAGCGCCGCCACTAGCCGGTGTAGCTGGTCGTGGTTGAGCCATTCCAGACGCTTCACCTTGAACATCTGGTCGGCCATCGCATGCGCGTAGCCCCACGGCCGCTTCGCGTCGGCAAGCAGCGCTTCGACTTTCCGCAGCATCGGCACGTCGGCGGTGTTCTTGGGCTTGCCCTGGAAGCGGCGGCGCCGACCAGCGTCCTGCTCCAGCTTCACGCCCTTGCGCGCGGCCAGGCGGCCCAGCTCACGCAACACCGCGGCGTGCTGGGCCTCCGTCATGTTGGCGCTGGTGTCGATGCCGCCGATGCCGTGTTCGTCCGAGGTCGCACGCATCAGCAGGGCGCGATATTCCCGGTCGCCCAGGCCCAGCGTCTTGGCGGCCTGGTGGATCTTGCCGAGGCGGCGGCGGCGATCTGTGTCGTGGTTGCGGGCAGCAGTCATGTCTGATGCTCCAGCTGCTGCTGTGCGCTGCCAGCAATTCCGCCGTGCAGCTGCGCGGTCTTGCCGGCGGCGTGGCCGTGATGGAAGTCGTTGGCGTTGGCGCGGCCGGCCTTGCTGATGGCCTTGCCGGCGGTTTCCTTCAACTCGCCGCCAGTGGCGGCGATGGCGCGATCGATGATCTGTTCCAGCTCGCCGGTCGGACGTGCGTCCGGCAGCAACCTGCGGATGGCATGGATCCAGCCGGCGGCGAACTCTTCGCCGCGCCGCTCCTTGTTGGCGCGGATCCGAATGCGGGCGGTGTGTTTGGCCTTCGCCGAGCGCAGCTGGCGCTGCAGCACGGTGTAGGCGTAGGCAGCGATTTCAGCATCGGCGCCGCCACCGAAGAACTGCACGGTGGTCTTCCCCGCCCAGCGATTGGTGATGATGATCGACTTGCAGCGGTATCAGTTCGCCACGATCACCGCCAGCGCCACCAACGACTGCGGGATAAGGCCACCACGAAAGCCGGTGGCGGCCTCGCAGTCGCGGATCTCCGACGCCAAGGCATCGTCTTCGGTGAGCCCGTATTTCTCCATCATCGCCCGCGCCTGACGCAGCGCGGAGGCGGCTTCGTTCGGGTTGCTGGATTTCGCCAAGCGCAGGCACGCCAGGATCTTACGGAGAGCGGCAGCACGGTTCACGGCTGATCCCCCGGCCCAATCGGGCGGCCTTCCTTGTCCACGAACCGCACCCAGCCCGGACGACCGTCCACGTCGACCATCCGCCAGGGAAAGACGTTGCCGCGCTGGACGATGTAGTCCGCCGCGCGGTGGACGATGCGCAGCCAGTCCTCGGCGTCCTCGGCAGTGACCTTGGGGCCGCTACCATCCGTACAGACAGGCACGGCGTCGATCAGGCTGTACGCGGGGAAAGCGGCGGCGTGCGCGGGCCTGATCTGCTCACTCAGGGCGTAGCACTCGATGTCGCTGCGTGCGGCGTCGTCGGCGATGGCCAGTGCCAGGTTGAGCACCCGGGCGCTGTGCTCGCGGCTTGCCATGTTTGCCGGGTGTTGCGCCGCGGGGCGCGGCGGCTGGCGGGTATCGGTAGGGGTGACGGCGAAGGGGGGCAGAGTGTTCACGACTGCACCTCCTCGATCTCCGTCTCGAACGGGCGGATGACGAAGTCCTCGCCCTGGGACAGCGCAATGCCCTTCACGCCGGCAACGGCATCGGGGTCGGCCAGGATGGCGTTCTTGTCGATCTCCACCTTGGTGCGGAGGAAGCGCTCCAAGCCCAGGCGCTTCAGCGCCTCCGCCACGATGCCCTCGCCGGTGATACGCACCTTCGGCGGGCGGGTACGCCAGCTGATCTCGCCGGAGGCCAGCTTCACGGTCTTCGTCTTGCCTTCGCGGGTGAGCTCGATGCGGTTGGCCTCGGCCCAGATGTGGATCCCCTGGCGGAACTGCTCGATCACGCTGGCGTGCGGCGCGGCCTCCAGCTCGTAGCGGGCGCGGACCGCGGCCAGCTCTTCGTTCATGGCGGTGGCGATTCGATCGCGCTCGCGCTGGGCGGCGCCGATCTGCGCGATGGCCTCGTTGACTTCCTCGCGGTTCTGGAAGGCAACGGCGGCGGCGGCGGTCTTGATGCGGGTGCTGCGCTTGGTGGTCATTTCACTGTCCTTTGATGGGCGTTTGAACGGGCGCCGGTTGCCGCCGGGCTTTGCTCTCGTGGTGCGATTGATTGGCCTGCATCCAGTTGCGGTGGATCCGCCAGGCGCTCTGGTGGGAAATCTGGAAATAGCCCTCGATCTCTTTGATCGAGACCGGGCGTCCGAGCGTTCCGGCCCATAGGGCGAACTCGAAGTACTTCCGCTGGTTCCCCGCCTTGGCCGGCATCACTCCACTCCGCAGGCGTGCCGGTAGAAGCGGTGGTGCAGGCTGTGGATCAGCTCACCGATCTCCGGCGGCATCACCTCCGGATCGGCCGGCCGCGCGCCCAGCGACGGCACCAGCGGACCGGGATGAGCGGCGGGCATCCCCGTCAGCAGCCGGTGCAGCTCGCGGGTGGCGGGCTTTGCCGCGCGCGCACGCTCGCCCGCATTCGGGCGGCGCGGCGGCGTCTCTGGCCGCCGCCAGCCCGGCGCTAGCGCATAAGACTTACGGCCGCCGACGCGCTCGGCCTGGAGCAGGCCGCTGCGTTCACCCTGGCCGATGGCGAAATAGGCCATCTGGCGCGAGCAGGTCTCGCCGTTGGCGGCCTGCATTCGCCGCACCAGCTCGGCGGTGCCCAGGCGGATCTCCGGCCTGGTCAGCACCCGGCGGATGCGCTGCTCAGCAAGCGCTGAGATGAACGTCGTGGCGCGGCTACGCTTCACGACCGGCCTCCGCGCGGTCCGGAGCCGGCAGGCCAAGCTGGCCGTACAGGTCCGGCAGCGAGACGCGCTTCATCGCCGCCACCTGCTCCAGCGTGGTCATGGCCCGCTGGGTCAGGTGCAGGCAGGTGCGCTGCAGGTCGGCCGCGTTGGCCGCGTGGTGATAGCCCTCGTCGGGCGTGGCGCACACCGGATGCCCGTCCTGGCGCAGCTTCATGATGGCCTGCCGCAGCACACGCTCGTCGGCGGCGTCGGAGGGCGTGCCCAGGATCTCGCTGGCCAGCTGCCGCACGGTTGCCCCGTTCGCAGGGCCGATCCGCCGCGACAGCGCCTCCAGCACCGTGTCGGGATTGATGTCGCGCAGCATCAGGCTGTTGGGCACCATGTCAGCCCTCCCGCCCGCGTCGATAGAGCGCCTGCGGCAGCGGCGTGCGCGCGACGTAGCGCGTCACGTAGGCCGCGGCGCCGATCATCACGAAGCCGGCGAACGCGGCGTCGACCCACAGGCCGCGCAACAGGTTGGTGACCAGGAAGCCCATCGCGCAGAGCGCCAGGCACAGGGCCATGAAAACGAGGTCTTTAGGGTGCATCAGGTGTTCCCTCCTCGGCGGTTCGGACACGTGGGGCAGGCCTGCGCCAGCCGCACGCGCATCGGGTTGGTGGCGGCAAACCCCTGCCGCTGGTAATCCAGGCAGCGGTTGCGCGGGATCTCGCCCAGCACCGGGCAGTCCACGGACATGCCCATCAGCGCGCCCTCGACCTTCTGGCGGACCGCCTGCAGGTCGCCCTGGTATTTGCCGGACAGAACCTGGCTGACCACGGTGCCGCTGTAGCCGATGGCTTCGGCCGTCTTCTTCCCGCCGTGGGTGTCGCGGTGCTTGCGCAGCTCTTCCAGCCACGCGGTGTCGTCGTGGGCGTTCATTCGATGGGGAACTCCCGGTCGAGGTTGAAATCCCACACCGCCGTGCGGTTGCGGATGATCGCGGGTGTCTGAGGGCCACTGTTGCGGATCAGCGTCCAGATGGTTTCGCTGTTGGCGCTGCGCTGGGTGCGGAAGTAGCCGGCGTGCCGGAGCTTGTTGAGGTACGCCTGCGCGGACGCCTTGTTGGAGTACTCCGCCACTGCCACCAGGTCGCTGGCGGTGAAGCTGGTCAGGATGCGAGCTGCCGCCCAGAGCTTCGCGCAGCGGTGGTCACCGCGCGCCGCGCGCGTGCACTGGTTCCGCAGGGCCGTGCGGGCGTTCAGCGGGGGCATCAGTGCGCCCCCTTTTGCCCGGTCAGGCCGGTGCCGAGGAAGAACGCCTCGCCCTTGGGCCAGTCCTCCAAGCCGATCTGCGCCATGCCGCGCTTGCGGGCGAACTGTTCGATCTTCGACAGGCCCACCGTCACGTTGCGGATGCTGCCGCCCGCACGTTCGCTGAGCGCCTGCACCAGGTCGGCGCCGACCTTCACCTCCAGCAGCTCATCCGCCAGCTTCTGCGCGTCGGCGCCGCTGCACTTCTGGAACTCCACCCACTGCGCCATGCGCCCCGCCAACTGCGGGCTGAGGGCGATGTTCCGGTCGATGCCGGCCATGCCGATCAGGATCACCGGCACCGTGGACAGGTCATGCAGGTCGCGGACGGTGTTGGCGAGGCGGTTCTCACCGTTGCGGCCGACGACGTAGTCGGCTTCGTCGATGAAAAGCGGGCGCCCGGTCTGCGCCAGCTTCTCCACGATGGCGTCCACTTTCAGGTCCACGCGCTGGCGCAGCGCGAGGTTCAGCTCCCTGCCGATGGTGTCCAGCAGGCTGGTGGGCGTGGACGTTGCGCGCGCGCGGACGTAGACGCCGTTCTCGCGTGTTGCCAGCCAGGCGATGGCGGTGGTCTTGCCAAGGCCGGAAGCGCCATAGCAAAGCCCCATGCCAGGCATGCCGGCGGAGCGCGCGAGCAGCGCCTTGCACGCTTCCATCGCGCGCATCACGTTGCCGACCGGAACGATCTTGTTGTGCATCAGAAACCCCCTTGAGCGTGGAAAGGTGCGTCTGCCGGCAGCAGCGCGTCGTAGTGCGGGTCCAGGTCAACGCCCCGAGCCCCGAAACAGATGAAGCATTCCCAGCGCGCCTCGAACTCCGGCGTGTCGCGGTAGATCTGCAGGCGGCGGCGCTCCAGGTCGTCCAGCGCGCCCTCGCGCAACAGGGCGTCCATGCACCAGCGGAAGCGCTGCTCGGCGGTTTCGTCGCTGCGCTGGTGTTCGCGGTTGACGCGATCGATGCTGGCCACCACGGCCGCTTCGCTCGCCCTGCGGTCGGCGTCGCCGGACTCCCAGGCTTCCAGCTGGTCGGCGGCCTCGGCGGCGGCTTCCAGGGCGGGCGTCAGGTGCAGCACGTTGTCGGCGGGCAATACGGTGAGCGCGTAGTTCTTCCGCGCCGCTGCATCCAGCAGCTCGCGCGCCAGGTCGCCCTGCGCCTCCTTGCGGCCCGCCTTGCGCAGCGCCTTGCGGGCTTCCTGCACGCGCTCGCGCTGGCGGGACTTGGCCTCGGCGGCCACCTCGGCGCGGCTGACGCCGGTCACTGCCGGGCACTCGGCGACGCAGAGGAAGGCATCGTCGTGGTAGACCACGATCCGGCCCATGTCGCCGTCGTCGCGGCGCACCAGCACCTTCTGGCCCATCGCGCGCTCCAGCTCCGGCGCGATGTACGTCAGCTTGTCCAGGCGCACGCCCTTCTTGGTAACCGTGCACATGGTCCCGGCGCCCAGCAGCAGGTCCAGCGCGCGTACGTCGCCGATGGTGCGGATCACGTCGCGCTGCTGGGCGGTCTTCTCGAACGGGGTCAACCCGTCCATGCCTTCACCGCTGTGCGGTTCGTGCATGTAGTAGTCGGCCACCCAGCGGTCGCAGAACGCCTGCAGCTCGGCCGCGGTCAGCTTCGCTTCGATGACCTTGTTCTTGGCGTGCAGCTGCTCGGAAAAGCTCTTGCGCGCGCGGATGGCCTGGGCCTGCGCCACGTCGTGGCCGCTGAAGCCAGGCAGCAGCTCCAGGGCGTGCCGGCTGAAGGTGCCGAACACGCGCTCGATGAAGGGCTTTTCCCAGGGGCTGAAAGGCGTCGAAAACCGCGCTTCGATAGACAGCCCCAGCAGCAGGCCAGCCACGCGCTGGCTCGCATAGTCGCGGCCGTTATCCACCTTCACGGCCTCCGGCACTCCCCAGTCAAGGATGGCGCGGCGGATCAGCTGACACACCGCCTCGGCGGTGCTGTTCTTGCTGACCAGGAACTTGACCCGGCGCGTGGCCACGTCGATCACGCCAAGGATGTTGTGACGACCGTCCAGCAACTGGATGTCGGCCGGCGTGCTGTCCAGCATCCATTGCTGGTTGGCGCGGGTGATGCCCTCAGCGTAGCTGCCGAAGCCCGCCATGTACCTGTTCTTCCAGGCGTCCGGGTTGGTGACCGCCAGGTAGACCTCGGCGTTCTCCGTCTTCCAGTTCACCAGCCAGCGTTCCAGCTGCCGACGGCGCGGCAACACGTCCGGCATGCGCGCGGCAATCAGTTCGTGCAGCAGCTTGGCGCTGATGTGCGGCTTTTCCACCAGCACGCCCAGGATGAACTCCCGCAGCGCCGGCTCGCTGTCGATGCCGCCGCTGCCCTTGCGGTTGCCGTAGTTGCCGGCCAGCGCCACCGGCCCGCTGGTGGCCACGGCCTTGCGCCAGCGGCGCAACGTGGCCGGGTGCAGGTCCGCGCCGGTGTGGTTGCGGACGCGCAGTTCGACCTGCAGCGCGCCGCTGTTGTACGCGTCGCAGAACTCTTCCATTGCCGCGCAGATGCCGACGCCGCGGGCCCTGGCGAACTCATCCAACCGGGCCAGCAGCTCCAGCTTCGCGTCCATGCGCTCGCGCGGCTTGCCGGTGATGCCGGCGGCAGCGGCAAGGCCCTGCTCGCGGGTGCGCTGGGCCACGGCGGCGTCCACCGTCTCCGCCAGTTTGATCTTGCGGGCGCTGGCGCGACCGGTCGCGGCGGCCGGTGTGATCGGCGCCGCTTCGGCGGCGCGCAGGGCACGGGCGCGGACAATGGCGGTGCGCACCATCTCCGGCAGCGTCGCGAGCGGATACACGCGCTGCGTTCCGCCGACGCCGGTTCGGGTGCTGGAAGGCCAGCCTTCCTTCTCCGCCTTCCGCCGGACAGATCGCTGCGAAAGGCCCAGCGCCTCCCCGATGGTGTGGGCGTCCAGGAACTCCGACACGTGGCCGCCGTCAGCCATCACGCCACCTCCAGGCTCAGGGCTTCCGCCCAGGTCTGTGCGCTGCGCGCGTGGGTCTCTGCGGTG